TAACTCTACATCTGTGGCCCAGACAAAGGATGAGGTCCCAGGAAATGAAGCTGAGATCCATGATATCTAGGAGGCTAAAGGTGGCATTGTTTTCAATGGTCGACAAGGCACGCGCTACGAAGGCAAGTCTGGATGACATCCTCCTTGCATGGCAGCGTCTTGCCACAGTGTCCATTTCTGGGACCTGGGCATCTGGGAAGAACTTCATTGCTTGCAGACACATGTCATCTGGGCTAAGTGCGCCGTCATCGCCAGTAGAGAAGTTGGGTGAGAAGCTGGCACCTGCTCAAGGGTTGTCATGCCATGTCCTCCTAGGTCAAATGAAGAAGGCTGTGGAAATGTGGGATGATAGATCAAAATACCTTACTTACTCCCCCCTGCTTGGCTTGCCAAGGTCATATTCCCAGTTGGAGTCTTATTGGCAGATATGGTTACCCGATGAAATAGCTGACACGAACAAGCACTTCACAGATTGTGTCATTGCTCTATATGACGAGGTTATGGATCTTAGGTCAAGCTACAAGTGCCGTCTGGCTGATCTACAGGATCAGCTGTCATTGGTCAAGAAAGACAGGATCTCACGCAAGGAAATACGTGCCTCTATACGCAAGAGTTGTTCACTTCCAACATCAGGAAAGTTCGGCTGGAACGCATTTGGGTCTATGGCCGCAGGCTATGCCTTGTCGCTCCGGGCCAGTCCTGCCTTATTCGATAAGGCATATTGTAGAGGCCGGACATCCATGACGATAACAGACCATCTAACTGTACGGCATTCCGCTTACGTCAACTCAAGAAATGAGCTAGTACCGTCAACTGTGGCTCAGAGTATATTGCACGATGGTATTGATGACTACTTGTCGACATTAGAGCCTACCTTTAGGATTATGTATGGTGGCCCACCGAGGTACTTCAACCACCCAAAGAACGGAGAATTGAAGAATAGGGAGATTAGCATTGCTGAGTCGCATGCCAGAATACTTCTAAATAAGGCAGAACATATCTGTGGGCAGTATGGTAAGGACACGGGAGTTGACATGCTCAAGGTGGTGAACAAGGATATGCTCTTCTATAGATACAGTGCAGACTCGCTGTCCACAGGAGGAGGAATTCAGTCCTCTGATGCATCGAGGTACAGCCCAATGATGTCAAATACGGCTGTTGCAATATGTCTCCTAGCCCTATCCTCATCACCATCGTCAATGCATCTACGATATGCGTCTGTTGTCTATTTCAAGTTGAGCCAGAGGAGAATGATGCTGGGCTCCGAGATAACAGCTGAGATAGACAAGCGGCTCTCACAAGACCGGTCATCCAAGGAGAAGAAGAGGCTCTCAGATATTAAGGAGTGGTACAACAGCTTACCAGAGGACTGTACGCATGATGGGAACGTCGTCCGGTGGTACATGGAGGCAGCCCACACTGGCCAAGGTATGTCCCATCATAGCACATCACTCCAGCATGCAGGCGGGCTTATCGTGAGTGTTGACGCAGCCTTGCTCTCAAACATCATGGTATCTGGGAAGCAAATAGTATGCATTGCCCAAATCATGGTAACCTCTGATGACTCCACGATAATCGTCTCCACAGTCAAGGAAACTTCTGTTCCCGTCTCCCGTACCGAGAGGCAGAAGGCATGCAAGATATTTCTCAGGCTCCAAAGGGCAGCGCGTATCATTGCGCTCAGGATGGTCAGCGTCAAGCCTAACTTGTCAAAAGAGAAGATCTCAGGGATAGCCGGTGAGTTCAACAGTCTAGATCAGGGGATTGGACATCTGTGCCCCATTTTAGGCTTTCGAGAACTTATATGCCTCATGACACCACCTTCGTCCTCCAGTTTAATCGGTGATTACTTATCTGCATACTCCGTGGGCCAGAAGTCTGCAGCTGAAGGCCAGGGACTTGATACTGCGACCATGGCCCATAGGGTTATGATTGACGCGGTTGAGGCACGGTGGCGGCTCACCAAAGAGGAGAAAAGTAAGATTAAGAGCTTAAGAATTATTCCAAGACAGCTGCACACTGGGACAAGGGCGGCGGAGATTCTGTCTGGTCCAGCATCACATGTGCCCTTCCTGACACGTCAGGCCTTAATCACACTATCCCAACGCCAAAACTCTCAGAAGGAAGATTTAGACCCCCATGTCAAGGATTCTGTTTTCCTGGCGATGTCGCATGTTAAGGTAGGGATGGCTAAGCAGCACACAGACGCACTATCTGACATTAATGACAGAGTCCGATACCTCAAGGATGAAGGGCTGGAATTCCAAGCCCTGATGCTGGAGGAGAGCAGACGCGCGACCATGTCGTCAGCCAAGTCACGTAATCTAGGGAGAATTGCCTATAGGATACGCAATCGAGAGATCCAGCCCCCTGACTTCCTGGATTATGAATTTGCCCGGGCCCCAATGATCGAATCAACTCTCACATGGCTTGACTACCTCAACACTCTGGTCGG